ATATACAGGTAACTATAAAGGATGTTTCATTTGGGGGTGATCAACCTAAACATGATGTATACGCTAATCAAAAAGAGATTTTATCCTATGTTACCTTTGAATCTATACGTAGCATGCGTCTATTAGCGTTACCTAATCGTTCAGGTAAAATACATCATACCGAATCCGCATCAACAATTAAAATTGTAAAGGTAATTAAAAATATCTAGTCTACACAAGATTAATTGTGGAAGATTAATTGAATATGCCCTTACCCTGCCCAGGTAAGGGCAACTTTTTTTATATTTATAATTTAACATAGCGTTAACAATTCTTTAACATTAGATGAGTTGTCAGACAACTTTTGTTAAAGGAATGTTAAAGATATGAGTATTCAGATAGTTTTTGTTATATATCAATTCAGACCAGGTTTGATATATATCAATTCGGATCAACTTAGATATATATCTAATTGGATAAAAATTGTCACCTTTCGCATAGTCAGCGCCGCCGTGTATACCCCACACATCACACCTCAATTTTCAGATTCCACTATCGGTCTAAAAAAATTTTCTAGGAACTGTTATCGGTGGGTCTCCAATTAAGTAATGTTTAGGTATCAATCTATCCAATCTACTTAAACTACTTTCAGTAACTCCACAGTACTTATTAACTATATCTACGTTATATTGATAATCTTTTCTATAGAAGGTTATATCAAATTTATTATCAAAATAGAAAGGATTTTCTACAGATATATGTGTAATTATTCTAGTCTTCATTTCATTGGCTTCCATTCATTCACTCCCATATCAAAGTAGTATCCCCACACACTAGTATCAAGGGGCATGTGCATATGTAATCTATATGAACATCTTTGTGCTTCATGTAGAGACATATCTTTGGGAATAGGAACTTTTTCTAATTTCTTTCCACACCAAGGACAATACTTGAAGATAATAAAATCGTCTGTTATAAAGCCATGCCTTACACCAAGTTCCCAACAGCTATCTATATAGAGGGTGTTCTCTTCATATACTTGACAATCACATTCCATTCTAAAGTATTCTTTGGGTATCATTTTGCTATCCATTTTATATGTTTTATTTCTTCTATATCACTTCTATTTATTAGAGTAAGCATATCATCTCTACCAAATCTTTGATATACTTTGTACTTAGCATCCCAACTACAGTCTACATATTCTTTATGATTGACTTTCTTATCTACTATCTCTATTAACTTTTTTCTATTGACCAATAGAAATCCATAATCCGTTTCAAAAGCTATTACATCTGCCTTTCCATATAACCAACCATTATGTCCTGTTATTCCTACTAACTCTATCCATATCCATTCACACTGGGGGTGCATGTCATGTCTGTTGATTCTCTTCTGTCCTTTCACTTCTACAGTAATTGGGAAGCCATTCTTTTGAATAATAAAGTCCCAGTGTTCTATTCTATCTTGATAACTGTCAGCATGAACTACTTTATAATCACGTTTTATAGCTTGAGCAGAGAATTTGGTTTCAGTTTCGTTCATTATCTATTCTTTATCCAATTTGTTAGTAGGTCTAGTAGAAAGCATACTACCCATATTAGAAATATCCCTAGAAGTTCCATACTAAACAATTTCCAAAAATTTATGTCTGGAACATAATGAAGTACAGCTACACAATACCCAATCAACATCCAACATGCATTATTAGCAACATTACCCCAAAAATTATTATCTTTCATTTTTATTCTCCTACGTTATAATCCTTTTCATATTCCCAATCTAACCAATCTATCTCTGGTTTATCTTCCCAACCTTTTTGCCACAAGAACATAGCATATGCTAAAGTATCTGTGGTATTCCTTCCATTAGTCATATAAAAGGATGGTCTTCTTGAACAGACATATACTATCTTTGGAGGATATTCTTGGAAGAATCCTTTACCTCTTTTTATTCCCTCTAAGAATGACAATCTTAGTAAAAAGTATACATACCCATTGGGGACTACTAAATCAAGTGAATGTCTTATAAATTCCTCTGCTAAAGAATAAGGTGGATTACCAAACACCACATCATAACCATCTTGACCATAATCTAAGAAATCACCTGTAATAATCTCATCATATACTGATTTAGCTATTTCGATTACTTGGGGATTTATATCAATCCCATCAGCTAATTTATTAGGCATAGATATATTAGCAAGTCCCCACACTCCAGTTCCACAACCAGCATCTAACCCATACATATCCTTATATAATATTCCCTCATCACCTGCAAACTTATGCATAGCACTTATCGCTAATTCTATAGGGGTTGTGTAAAAGTCCCTTACGTGTCTACCTCTTGTTGATTTCATCCTATTTCCGTTTAGCATTTTCTTTTTCTACCCAATCTTTTACTATATGAGCCAATTCATTGATACACTTTGGACATAAATCATAATCAAATGTAGGATGCCCATTTTCATTTTGAAAATGAAGACTACTCATCCCATAATCACCATCACTCTCAGAACCACATCTATCACAAGTTGTTATTTTAGTCATTTCATCCTGCCTGTTTTATCAATTCTGCTGTATAACCTAGTTTTTCCATTTTCATCATTATACCTACGGCATCATAATAATTAAATAAAGAAGCGAGTACTGGGGTACTGACCATTTGGGGATTATTCCCATTAAATCGTACAAAGTACCCAGACCCGCTTCTGATTATAAAACCATCGTTATCTTGGATTTCACTAAATGCAATTGTCATGTCCTTTTCTTCCACCTTTTATGTTATATTATTTCTTCTTTTTCTTCTTAGTTTTACATTTACCCATAATCATCATCCCAATCTTTTTTATTGTTTTTTCTTTTCTTTCTTAGGGCTTTCCTTTCCTGCTTTTCCAAAAATCTCTCATACTGTTCGTCTGTTCCTGCTTGAGCATCCATCTGGTCATCAAACAGACCTTGATTAATAATCCTTCTGAAAATTTTTCTTTCAATTTTTGGTGAATAGGGCTTACTCATTTGTTCAATCTCCATTGTAAAATATAGCTATATTATAACACGTTTTAAAAGATTTGTCAAGGGGTAGTTCGTTTAAACCACTCATATGTAAAGGCAAGTTCCATCTCAGCATTAGATTTATTGCCTTTCATCTTCATAAAGGTTGATTTACAGATAGCAATAGCTTTTTCTTTACCAAAAGTATTTCCATCTTTACCTTTTTGGGTGGATACTCTTTTTACACAGCGTTCCATCCAATTATCATTTTCAGGTGAATCTCCACCCATTTCTTTGGGCATACCGTAAGGCATTTTAGCCTCCTTTATATCTGGAAGTCTCTTAATTTACTATTAATTTGTTTCTTTGTTTTTCTAGCTGTCTTTTGAAATTTAGCTTGGTATTTCTTAGCAGATTTTTGTACTGCTAATCTGTTTTCAGGATTTTTCAAATATGCAACCAAAGCACTTGATATAACTGTTACTGTAGCAATAGCTACAGCTTTAATAATTTTGTCTTTCATCTTGTTCTCCTCTAGAACCATTCTGATACTGATACTAAGTCTTTTTTAAGTTGAGCAAAATCAAACCCAGGTAAAAATTCTGGATTAGATGCTTCTGGTGGAAGAATTATATATGCTTCATCTACACACAAGTCCCACCATCCCCATGTAGCTCGTTGAGTATTTCCCCAAGTCAAGACATTTAGTCCATCTTTATCGTACCCAGTAACAAATACAGCGTGACCAGCATTAAGAAGTTTTCCAGGTTTCCAAGGGGTTCTATTTCTAAACTCTTCTAAGCATTTCTCTTGTACTTGGAATCCTATAAATAGTCCTCCAAATAAATTAATTGCCTGTTTAACATGAGTATGATTATAATGATTGAGACTCATATATGCATAAATAGTCTCTCCAGCTACAACAGTTTTTCTAAAGTAATCTAATACAGTGAGCATAGCGAGTCCAGTATCATCCCCACCAGTTAAGTGAAAATATATTTTCTTTACTAAATCTGTTGGATAGATACTTTTATTTCCCACTAAAGCACTCCATACTGTATCTCCATGAGCCATTCCTACAATTGTACAATCTCCAATCTCATCATTTGCCATCATAGGGAATAATACAGTAGGGTCATCTGGGTCAATATTTTCATACACTCTTTTTAATGATTCAAATTTATCAGGAGGAGTTGGAATATCATCCTTCAAGTAATTTTGAAGCATAAATGTACGATAGTCTTTTATAGGGGGTTTCTTACCAAAACGTAAACTAAATTCTTGCATTATATTCTCCTATGACAGTCTTGTATAATTTTTACTAATATAGGCATTTGTACCTATTCTATACCAAGGAATACCATTCTTAGTTACAAGTTCTAAAGGATACCATTTGGTATTATATAAAGCATGTCCAATGGTGTTTGTTGATATTACATCTGGTGAATTACGTATAGCTAACTCACCCGTGTTAATAATTACATATTCAGGTAGTGTTCCTGGAGGTATTACAGGTGGAATTACTGGAGGTTCACCAAGAGGTATAATATGTGTTCCATACTTAGCATTGAATTGAGCACATGTACCATTAAATCTGTCTAAGTCCATATCTACATCCCCACCTGATATCATTCCATATTCAGCAGCTTTTTTGTTTCCATCGGCTGAATATTGCCAATGTGTCCATGCATACCAATCCATAGGCATGTATGGAGAAGAACCAGTAGTCCAGTTTGCAACCCATAGTTCTTTTCCAGACCAATAACTACTTCGGGCTACCCAAGGATTCCAACACCATGCGGCGGTATATATTACAGGTTTCTTATTTGTTAGTCCTAGAAGAATAGTATATGCATCTTGTAACCATTTTAGAGTAGCACCTTGGTCAACTGATGTTGATTCAAAATCTAATACTATATCTACCTGAGGTCTATGTGTGTTTATTTCCTCTGCAAAACTACGCATGGATAGATTAACATCCTGTCCTACATTACAATACCAATAAACTCCTACAGGCCAATCATTGGCTTGAGCCTGTTGATAGTAATTATCACAAGCAGGGTCTTTCCATTGAGTGCCATATCCTAAACGTATGATACCATATTGAGCCTTAGTTTTGGTAGTAGCAATATTCATAGTACCATTCCATTTAGACAGGTCAACCCCCAAAACTTCCCAAGATGGTACTCCGAATAGAGCATTATATACTCTACTGAATACACCCTGTTTGGGTGACTTTCTTTTAGGTGGTAGACCGCAGGTAGGACAATTTACAGTATTGCCCCCGCAGGTCGGACATACTTTTGCCATTAAAATGCCTTTATATTCTTTGAATCAGGGCGAGCAAATCTAGCTCCATACCCCGCGTTCATAGCAGTTAAGTATGCTTTCTGTGATGCTAAGTATGCTAATACAGAAGCCATTGTAACTTGGAACCAAGGTTGTATACCAGCTATAATTTGTGGGTATTGAAGTAATTGACTTGCCCCCACTGATAGCAAAACTGATGCAACCATAGGTACTAAAAACTTAACATCTTTGGGAAGTGTAGACCAACCTTTCCAGTTTTCAACAACCCACGATAAAACATACATAATGACCATCGGGGCACCAATCCCAGTTAGCCATAACAATACTTGTTGTAATTGTGTGTAGTCCATTTTATTCTCCTATTTCTCCATTTATATTATTAGTAATTGACTTGCTTTTAAATTCTTTAATTTCTTCTGCTGTAGAAATCTTAATCGCTTCTTTTTTTGCTTCAAGTGTTTTTAACTCTTCTGCTATTTCTTCATCATAAATAAGTAGAGTTTCTTCTTCAACATCAGCTTTTGTTTTAGAAGTAGATTTTCTTTTACTTTCAAATACATTTAATCTCTTTTGCATATCCAACATACTATATTTCAAAGTACGTAATTCAGCATCTTTATCAATTCCTTCCTGCATCAATTGACCAATTGTTTTAGTTTTCTCTATTAATGCATTTTCAAGTTCTATAATTCTAGCTTGCCACCGTGTACTATCAGCTTGTAATCTTGCTACTTCTGTTTGTAAAGGTGCAATAATACCCATAGCAGCATTTTGGGCAGCAGTATTCATGTCTATTTTAGATTGGTTTCTGTCTTTGTTTGCTTGATTAACTAATGCCCACACACCTGGTACAATAGCAACAATAGCTAGAATAAGGGGTAGTAGAGTATTTATATCCATATATTATTCCACCTTTTTAATTTGAATAAGTATTATTCCGACTAAATTTAATATTAATAGTCCATGTACAAAAAGTATATCTCTCCAAATAATATAAACATCTTGTGGTAGACAGTTTAGTAATGTGAATATAATAAATATTAGTGCATGAATAACATATAATATAGGAGCTACAGAGTACTTATATCTATCTCTATGTCTATGTCTACATCCCCAGTATATCCATACCCCCAGTCCAGAAAGAAGTTCAAAAAGTATCACAAAACGTAAAATTGAAATTATATCTAGGGATTGCATTTTATTTTCCTCTTGCTGATATCCTAAAAATAATATATAATATAGCTAAAAGCATAGCATGTAAACGAACTACGGCTGACCAGATTTCTAATTGCTGGGATGTTACATTTCCTATATTATATACTATAGTTGCATGTAATACTGTATTATAAAGAAATACATTTACTAAATAAGTAAATGGAGCTAATATATAACCCCATCTACCTTTATTAAAATATATTGCTGTAATTGAAATGACTATGCCAATAAATGATATAAACCATATAAGTGTATGTATTGGATTTATTAATTCTTCCATATTTATTCTCCTAATTAATTATACTCCATTCTGTTATTCAATGTCTACTATAAGTCCATAAACAAAGGCATCATTTGTTCCATTTCCAACATGATGATGTGAATCAAACCAGATACCATCAAATTTTGCCACTGTGGTTGGGCCTGTTAGATATATCTTATCAGAATAACTAGGTAATCCACTTAATGTAACTGTTCTCCATCCAGATTCATTACCATATTCATCTCCATTATCAGATGGCATAAATGATATATAATAATCTATTTCCATTTGATTAGAATCTCTTGATGCTGTATCACACCATAAATAAAGAGTTGCATCTCCATCTCTAAGAATTGGAAATTGTGTTACTAATGTCCAATCTACATCATCAAAATTTCCATCATATATTGTTGTTTTTTCTCCAGATATTGTACACCAATAAAAAGGATTAAAATATGTTTCACCCCCTCCTGTACCTCCTCCACTAGCAGTTATAAATACGGTTACATGTCCAGTAGAAGTTTCTTCAACTTCTACATCACCTTCAAAATTGATTACAGTAATTGCAGCACTAATTGTATCGCCTTCCCATTGAACTTCCAATGGTGAACCCCCTCCACCACTCCCAGTTTCTAAATCATCAAGTCTATGTCTAATACGATTAAGGTTATTTACTAAAGATACACCACTGGATGGTATATTCCAAGTAGCTTCTTCAATATAATCGTAGGTTACTCTGTTTTGAGGTAATTGACCAATAAATCCTCCAGGAGGCCCTCCAGTTCCACTAGGATTAGATACTCCACCTAGATTGATAGGTCTAATATTATTCCATGCCTGCATACTGGCAAAGTATTCAAATAACTGATTTTCAAAGTTTCTATTAATAAAAAATGGCATATTTACATCCTATCATCTGCTCTAATAATTGTGATTGGTACTCCTGAAGGTAACGTTGCTGAATAATCATGCCAAATTGATGATGCTTTATCTCTTTGTAAAAATATTCCACTAGATGAAATTCCAGATGCACTTACAAATATATAAGGGTCTGGGTCATTATTTGTAAAATCTAGGTGTGTAAAGTTACCACTAGCTATAACAGCATATGGAACAAACATACCTCCTTCTCTATCAAAGGTACTATTAAACATTACTGCTCCCACATGTCCACCAGCAACTCCAACATATCTATCTAAAAATCCACTGGCTGATAATCCACTGGCAGGAAATAATCCTAAATCATCTGTTAAGTCAAATGTCCTTACATCATGAACTCCCATTCCTCCTCCAGGACTTATTACTGTAAAACTATTAAGTTCATTTAGAAAACTTACTCCCACAAGTTCTGATGGATAATCATCTAAATAAGGTTTAGTATAAATTACAGTAGGTACATTTTTAGCAGTATCTAAATATATTGGTTTATTGTGATGATAGATTATATCAAATTGTCCAACAGACACTCCAGAAGGTAAGGTTCCTCCCGAAATTGTAATAAGGGGGTCGTGATATAAAACCATATAGTTATGATGTATTTCTTGTTCATATTCTATAGGTACTCTTGGTAAAAACCAATAATAGTGAGATACACTTGGATTTGGGTTGAATAAAGCATTTTGAATAGGTTGCCCATAAGCAGTATCCTGATTCCAATCTGTTCTAGGAAAGAATAATTTTTTAATATTTCCACCGAGGTCATATCCTACAGTAAGGGTATCATCTAGTTCTAAATATAGTAAATTTTCAACGTCATCTAACATAGGCCATACATTAGTTAAAATATTAAAGTCACCTATTCCCCATTCATTAGGATACGGTATTTTAGTTACAGATATTTCACTAAAATCATCTGGATTTGATAATATTAATTCAAAATTGTTGGTGTCATAGTCTCCTTTAAATGCATAACTTCCTATTGGAGTATTAGATATATTTCTAGAAAAAGTTGGTAATATATCTCCAGGAGTTCCTACACACTGTCCATAAGTAGTTTTAAGTTGGTTTTCCATCCAACCCTCGGATTCCTGTTGAGTAATTCTTTCATCATCATCATTATGGATAATATCTGTCCAAGGTTCTACACTAATATCTCCTCCCATACTAACTGTTCCATTAATTCCATAAACATAAGTCCAATGGTCAAAAGGCCAAGGCGCTCCCAAATTTGTATGAGTTACTATACATCTTGCGAATATTCTAGCAAAACCAGCTCCTGAATCTGGATTTTCATTAACTATGCCTAAAATATTATGTCTATATCCTATATACTCATCCCCACCAGCATTATTCCAATGGCGATTATCTGCTGAATAAAAAAGCCAATTCATTCCAGTATCCCAACTACCTTCAGGATAATCATCAGGCCCATCTATTTGACCAACAGAAAATCCTCCTGTATTATGATTAAATATAATTACATAAACTCTCCATCCCTCCCATCTATCCAATATTCCAGTCCCAGGAGACCCCTCTATTACACCAAATATACTATGGTGTGGGCTGGTATTAGTATATCCAAAACCTTGAAGATTTTCATGGTCAGTTACTGAACATATATCTTGTTCAGATACAAGTCCTCCAGTATTTCCATCCACTACTTTAAATTTCATAGTAACTGGTGTCTCATCACCTTCTCCTTCATCAGCATATGGTTGAAGGATTCCTATATAACGCCCATTAGAATTAGCATAAGTCATCCTACCTACCACTGACGCATAATAATAATGATATGTAGGGCCTAAATTATTAGATACGTGGTCAGTTACTGTTGCATCATTTCCTGATATTTCTATAAAATATGTATCTGTTGTTGTATCAAATTCAAAATTTCCTGAATCTATTCCAGTTATTGTAAAAGTAGTATCATTTAATTTATTAAAGAAAAACGTATCAATATTATCACCAAATCCAGTTATATCTAAATAATAATATTTAGCGTAATCACCATCAAAATCCCACCATTCATACTCAGGATTCCATATTGCACTTGCAGTACATATTTGATGTGTTTCTAATGACCAATAATCATCACCATAGTATCTCATTCCATATAACTTAGGTTCTAATTCTTCACTATCCTCTATGACTGTGCCTCCCCAAGACCCTACATTTGTTTCAATAATCCAATAACCTCCAGACCAAGGAAAATCTCCTAAATCAGTTGAAGTTGGTTCTAATACTATTCCAGAAGATGGGGGTGGTGATATAACTAAAAGGTTTGGAGAAGAACAGTTCCAGCCTCCCCCACCTCTAGGTACATCCCCATAATCATAGGGTGTCGGGGTTATATAGTTTATATGTATAGTACCAGATATTGTAGTTCCACCATAAACTGAGATTAGATTTTTACTATCCCAATTAGTTTCTAAATCTATTATACCAAAATCATGCATAATAGTTTCACCAGAAATTACTATAATCTGTTGAGAATAAATAGGAACTCTACTTAAATCAATAGCCTCTACCCAAGATAAATTTCCTGACGCTGGAAATATGTCATGTCTTCTATTTGCCATACCACTTGAAGCAAATTCTTCCATACCAATTGCATTAGGAATAGTAAAGCCTAGGGTAATTGCTCCATTTATTCCATATGTTCTATCAAGAGATGATGCTTCTGCTAAAATTCCAGATGTAAGATACTCACTCCCAAATACTTCCCCACTAACTACAAAATTATTTGTAAATCCAGCAGGACTATATTGTGCCCATGCAGCATTTTGAATATGTCTAATATAGGATTGTCCCCCATCACTTACTGCACCTAATAGTCCATTATAAGCAGTTAAATCTTTAATATTTAAATCTATAATTCCAGTAGAATAATTTGTCCATGTAGAACTTGTAATCCATTTTCTCCATACACCCGCCCCTGTTGTTCCTATATAAACATAATCACTCCACTCTGCATAACCAAATAATCTAGGACATCTTCTATCTAATACATAAGTAGCTGTAAGTCCAGTTGAATCCATACGTTCAGTAAGATGTGTTATCCTTCCTCCCACATATATACTATGTCTAGGACTAGATGCATTAACATTTGACATTAATCCTACATAATAACCTAGTGCTACCATTTCACTATAAGTTTTAGGAATAGGGTCTCCTTCCTCATTTGTTTTCCACCCATCTCCATAGTTATAAAAACATTTTATAGTTTCTTCTGGTATTGTTTGAGAAAATTCATTTAGTATAGTTGTAGCTAAACTTGCAGCTACTCCCCAAGTTTTAATACACCCATTTGCATATACTATCGTTCTGTAATCTCCATCAGGTCTATTCCACGCAGTTGTTGTAGACGTATCTGCCCATATCCATGCTCCAGTATCTGGGTCTCCTGCTCCCCATACAACTGCTCTATTTCTAAGCATTTTATCACTTTTAATATAACCTAATTCTATAACTCTATGTTCACCAATATGAGCACCCCCTGATTGATTTTCAGTTATAGAGAATTTACCAATATGACATACAGAACTATAAAAATTTGGTGGGTCTTCATCCATTGTAAACTGAAATGCCCATCCATTCATTTGACATAGTTGTGTAATAACATCATAACAAGATGTCATTCCTAATGATGCATTTTCAGACATCATGACCCCATATTCACTATCAATTACATATGCAATACCAGCTTCATCTAAGAATTTTTTCATCCAATAAACAGAAGTTGATGGATAGGTTATTTCATACTGTTCATCAATAAAGTAATCCATCATTCTTTTAGAATCATCTTGGCAAGAAATTAACCACACACCATCGGGTGCTTTTTTTTCTACAGATACAACATTATATCTTGAAAGGAAACCTAAATCAGAATATACCCAAACTTTAGACCAAATTTCTGGAGGATATGCTTCTGCACCAATAATAAAATCTATAGTTCCAACTCCAGTACATATATCATGTTCTCTAGTATATTCAATTAAAATATCATCTCCCATCCCACCAGGCCAGAAAGCAGGGTCTTCAGCATCTTTATCTGAATATGCTATACCTACAGTAATTTCTGTCATATTATTTTCTTAACTCCATTCCTGTAGTATATCCTCCTTCTCCCCATCTATGCTCACAAGTATATACATACCAATTTCCAGAAACTCCTGTATATGTGTCAGATAGTGAAATAACTTGTCTAGCATGTATATCAGGGTCTCCTATTATTTCAAGCGAAACTTCTTCAGTTAGTCTATTTAATTTATCTAAGTTATAGTCACAGGCATCTTGAGCCATTTGTTGACTATCAATCCAAGGAGATGCTACAACAACTGTTTTTCTAAACCCTGTAGGTAGATAAGGACTTTCTGCTTCAGCCACAGCATAAACATCTGATGCTCCATAAACTACAACTCTATTTCTTAAATCTCTTTCTGATGTTCTATGTGTAATGTTTACAATACCACTAATAGTTTTATAAGGAGTATCATCATCCATTACATAAGGTCTTCTATCTTCAAAATGTGCTGTTCCTCCAGTATCACACCAAATAGAATAGGCTAAAATATCAGCAATTGTTTTAGACATGTCATAGGCTGATATTAGATTTACTTCTACATCTCTTGTGATACCAAAAGTAAAATAAGTAGTACCATGTGTGTAATCAGTAATCTGAGCCATTTCTAATAATTCCCCTACTAAATCTTCAGCAGATATATTTCTTCTTTTATAACAACTATCAGGAGTATTAGAAGCAATAAAAAAATCTGTAGCTTTTACCATTTCATCATTACAAGTAATAATGAAAGAATCATCAGGAACTTTTTTCTCTAGATTTTTAACCCATCCTTCAAACATCTTGGGTTTATTGTCATCATAGCCTACATAAGCAGTTACAGCATCTCCCATATCTAATGCAGTATCTACAGCATTTATTACCATGCTAGACGATGGTTGATTATGTGCCTCACTAACAGTCACTGATGTTATATGTGATGTAGTAGTAATATCACAATCTAGTTGTCTACTCATACTGCATCCAATGTTATAGCTGCTTTGAATATCAAATCTGTTCTTGATTTATCTGGTCTGAAGTTCTGAGCATAAGAGGTTATCCACTGAAAATCAACTTTTTCTACATAAAAATCAGCAGAATATGAATATTCTGTTCCACTGGCTGTGAGAGTATAAGGCCCATTATCTGAATATGTTGCTAGATTAGTAATAGCTGTTTTATCTGCTGTTCCAACTACAAATGCAGTTAAAGTAAACACTGGTTTTATATTACCAAAAGTTTGATAATATGTACCCTCACTTAAAGGTTGTAATTTAGCAATTATTATTTCTCTTGCTTCTTTTAAATCTACTACTGTTATTCTTGTGCCATTCAAATACCATGCTGTCATATTATGCTATTACACTCCTGTTAGTTGAGGATGTTGTAGCATTGTATCTCAACAAGTCCTCATATATATAAGGTTTTATAATTGTTGCTAAAGTTCTACCATCTACTGTTAATATAATTCTTGAGTCTACAGATAAACTAAGTGCAGTACTTACTGGTCTTGTATCTGTCTGTAATTGAGTTACATTAGTTGCAGAAAGTGGTGTTGCTGAAAGACCTTGTTGACTAAACCAATTCATCATGGCTTGTGGTAATTTAACTTCAGGAGTTTCTACTACTGGAGGGAGTTGTGTTTGATTTTGATTTGTTTGGTTTGTAGGAGCAAAGAAGGTATCAAAGAAAGATTTAATTGTATCAATAAATCCACTAATATCAGTACTTACATTATCTTGTGTTGCCCAATTTTTAAACCATTCTCCAAAAGTAGGAGGTTCTACAGGAGTAGCTTGTATTTTTGTTACATCTTCTTTAAATCCCTCTACAGGTTGGATTTGACTTTTCCAAGGGATGTCGTGAGGAGTTCCAGGTTGAGGAGTTCCTGCCATATTAGTAACCATAACTGGAAGTGGATTTCCAACACTCCATACTTGTGTTTCAGCAGTTGTTGGCACAGGAGGCCCGAACATTTTATATTCTTTATCTCCAAGTTTAAATCCTTCTCCAGGAGGTATTTCATTAAGTTTTTGTCCTTCAAATGGATTAATTTCCTCTAATTTAGTAACAGGTACTACACTTCTAAGTGCTGCTGCTAATAATTCAGCAATAGAATTCCAATCTATACTTCCTCCACCCCCCTCTGCTCTTGTTTGTTGGTCTAATTCATAAGCAGTAACTGGTACATAGAAGGTAGCTCCAGCAGGAAGGTTATACATTCCTTGCAAACCTTTTTCTTTTTCTACATCTATCAAATCTTTCATTAACATGTTCAAAATATTCATGTCAACGTGAGCAAGTTCCGCAGAATCCTGTGTAAAAATAAGATAGTCTTGTAAGTTTTCTTGATATGCTGGTGCTCCCTTTGCAGCTAATAGTGCTTGTAATTGTTTCATAAATGCAGGATATTGTGCTAAGGCTTGATTAAGTTGTCCACCTGTTACATCCATTTGTTGGATTTGTGTACCAGCCCCAAGATTAGCTTCTTCTATAGGAGTTGTTAACCATTCTATAGGAATAGTTGTTTTGATTGGAGTTAGATTTTTACCAAGTTGAACTATATATTCTGTTGCACCATCTATCCATGCTTTTGCTACATCTGGTGGAACATCATTCATAGCAAAATATTCCATCCACAATCGTCTTCCTTCATCTTCAATTTGCCCAAATTGTTTAACAGACATTTCGGGAAGTTTAAGTATAGGTTTTAAATTCTTCTCTATATTTGCAAACTGGCTTCCCTGTCTTGTAGCTGCCATTATACTTGCTAATTCAGGAGCTAATTGCATTAACATAGCTTCATAAGTAGCTAAATCTTCAATTTGAGCTGGAGTAGCTACCCCATATTGGTCTGCAATTTGGTCATTTGTATTTTTTATTACTCTAATTACGTCTGATACTCCACCAAGAGATGAAATTAATAAATTCAGTTGTGCCATATCTAATTCAGATACGTATTTTGTAGCTTCTTCTGTTGTTAAAGGTTTATATTCAGGAACTGGTGTAACTGTTTTACCTTCTGTTCCAATAGGAATAGGCGTAGGAAGAAATTGTTGTACTGTCATTAGTTTAGTTACGGTACTTCCTATTTTTTGTGCCAAAGTTTGAGCATTTATATAATCTTCAGTAGCTCCAGCAGCTCCTCTAGATATATCTTCTATAGCTTTATTCATAATATCCGTAGATGCTGTAGCAGCTAATCTAGCTATTTCTTGTTGTTGAGAATCCGTTACAGGTGCTATATCTTCAAGAGATTGTGCTAAATTACGTGCAACGGCACTAAAAGCCTCATTAACTCGTTTCTTTGAATCTTCATCTAAAGTCCACCCAACTAAAGATTTTGGTAAAGCAGCTCCTAGTAATATTTCTTCATCACTAACTTGTTTTCCAGTTGGTTTTGGGCCTCCAAAGATTTGAGCTACTCCAGAAGGTAATTTAGACCATGTATTCATTCCCCATTGAACTATATTTAGTTTAAGTGTTTCCCAAATATCTAAAGATTGTCTAGCTTGTTCAGTTAATGCCTGAGTTCTTGTTAGAGGCCCTTCTTCTTCTGGAGGTGGGGGTGCTGTTTTAGCTTCTGCTATTGCTCTAACCCACCCTGTTGCCAAATCGTCTGAGAATGTTAAGAATTTATCATAAAAGGCTGTAGCTATAACAGACCCAACAGTTGCCCATAAAGGACTTCCAGTTAATGCTCCTAAAAGACCACCAACACCTCCAACAGCAGCTCTTTGTCCTCCACCAGGTTGTCCAATATTTGATGCGGCAATTAGTAGAGGGCCTAACAATGTTCCAAATGACATTTTATTAAACCCAGTTCCTGCCAGTTGTTGCCCATTTATAGATGGTGTTGGGAAGAATGGTTTATTTATTTTACCCCATATATTTTTTCCAGCTTCTCCAACTAAAGGAACTTGCCCAACAGTCATAGCTCCTGCCATCCCTGGTACATATGCTTGACCAGCGGGGGCTATCTGTCTACCAGTTAATGTTGCACCTATTCCCAATCCTTGTAAAAATTTTACTATTGCGTTGGTTATAGGTGCTCTAGAAATTGCTCCCATCCCTGCCATAGATTCTCCTGCTGCAGTTACTCCAGTAAAGGTAGGGGGTGTAAGATATTTAGATATTGCACCTAACCCCTTTGTACCAAGAGCTGCTCCTGTAGTTGTGCCTAAAATTCCTTTAGTTACCATAAATGCAGCTAAAATTGGTGCTGCACCTTTTAATACACTTGATAAATCTTTAACACCTTTTACTAATCCTGTTACTGCATTAGTTACTAGAGTTAGAAATCCTAATACTCCCCCTTCTCCACCTAAAGTTACAGCCAGTGAAGTAAATGCATTATTTAGTCTTGTAGTGGCAGCATCTAATGTCCCCATTTCTAGTGCCATAGCTGTAGCTGCATCACCACTAGCATTTTCAGATACAATAACTAATGTCATTACTTTATCTAAGTTTTTAACGATAGCAGATAATTGAGCACCTCTTCTTGCTCCAGCACCACCCGCTTGCATCAATGCTCCCATAGCTTTTTCATCAAGGAAGCCAGATTCACTCATGGTCTTTACTTCCTTAAGAATATTCATCAAGTCTCTAAAATCTCTATTAACTGATTTAGTGGCTATACCATATTCAGCAAAGGCTTGTTGTGCTTTATCAGTCTGCATAGCAGAGATAATACCTCTAATAGCATTACCTAATTCATCTGCAGATAAATTAGTAGACTGAGCAAGAGTACCAATTAAAGCATTTAGTTCATTATAATTTAGTCCAGCTTCTTGAGCAGCACTTCCTACAATAGTAAAAGAAGTAGCCATGTCTTTTACAGATACATTAGCTTTTTTACTAACAGCTACCCAAGAATCTAGTAAAGCTGTTCCTTGTCCTAATCCCATCCCTAACTGACTTAAACTTCCTACCAAAGTATCCAGAGCTTGTTTTTGGTCAATATTGGCTAATTTAGAAAGAACCATGGAGTCTTTTAATAGTTTTTCAGTAGCTACAGTTCTTTGAGTTTCATCACCAGCAGATGCGGCAGCGGCAGCGGCTAATGCATATCCTTCTATAACTCCTTCTAAAGTTGAACTAGTTGCAGTAGCTATATCAGAAGAAGCCTGTAAAACAGTATTAAATTGTTTAGTTGAATCTCCTAGAACAATTTGAACATCAACTAAGTCTAACTGGATTTTCTTCATTTCTTCCAACAATTCTCCTAGTTTTCTAATAGGAGTATAGATGGCAGTAATAGCAATTGTCCACTTTAGAACTTCTACTACGTCACGCATAATAGCACTACCAAAGCCTCTGAATCTCTTTTGAGTATCTTCCAATAAATTACCCATAGGGCCTAGGTGTGCAGTAAATGTTTTAGTTGCTTGTGTAACAGGGTCAAGTGCTGAAAAAGTTAGTGTTTGTATTCCAGTTGATAATTCTGTAGTACTTCTAGTTAATTGACCATTAGTTAATCCCAGTGATTTTAATTTATTTTCAAGATTATCTGCGGCTTGAGTACTTAACCCCATGCTTTGAAATAATGTTTGGTTTAGAGATGCATTTGCACCTGGTTGCATAGCTGCTTGCACTATCGCTGTTGGTGTTACTGGTTGTGGTGGAACTAAACTTCCTGGAGTTAATCCTTGTCCAGCACCTGCGGCTGTTCCCGCTGCTGTGCCAGCCTGTGCACCTGCTTGTGTAGCTTGTTGTACAGTTTGTTGTACTACTGGAGCACCTTGTTGAGCACCTGCTTGTACCCCCGCCTGTGTACCAGCCTGTACCGCTGTCTGTACTCCAGTTTGTATCGGCTGTGCTCCCGCTACTGCACTAGCTTGAAGACCAGCAGCAAGACCAGCTTGAGCACCTTGTTGTACTGATTGTTGAACTACTTGTGCAATAGGAGTTGCTGCGGCTTGTGCCGCTTGTAATGCTTGTGCTGGTGCAACGCCCCCTTGAACCATTGATGTATAAGGTGTTGGTGGGCCTGTTACTCCTGTTACTATAGTACCTGGAGCTTGTGGTGGTGGTGTGGAAACTGCGGATACACCAGCCGTAAGTTTTTGCATCTTTTGAGCAGGTGTTTCTACAACTGGTGCAGTAAGTCTCTGCATCCTTTGTCTGATTGTTTCTTGTGCTTGAAATGCAGCTTTTCTTTGAGCATCTGCCGCTAGTTCTTGAGCAGTTATTGTAGATGGGGTGAGAGCAGGAAGCAAAGGAACATTTATAGGAGCTAATCTCTGCATTATAGATTGTTGTAAGAATTGTGCTTCACTGGCTAAATCAAAAGTTTCTTGAAGAATTGGTACAGTACCAGCAACTTCTTTTCTTATATTAGAAGCAATAGTTTTATATGATACTGCTAGTTGTTCTTGTTTTCTAGCCTCGTATATATCCCCTGATGCTATAGCAGCATTTGTTTTATTAGTAGCAGCTCCAGCTTTTCCATATGCAGAAGAAGCTGCATATGGTATAGACTGTTGTTTAACAGCAGTAGCTAAGCCTTGAAATGATTCTGTTACTCTAGCTATCTTATCAGCATGACCTTCTAGTGCTACTAATCCAGCATTAAATTGATTCAATAATGTAACTATACTTTTTATTGAAGCGTCTGCGGATAGTTTACTTAGTCTAGTTACTACATTTTCAAGAGTTGCTACACTTTCTGCAGTAATATTTGATGTAGTTGTTAGACTATCTAAAACTTTTATTAGTTCTTCTGTTCTTGCTATAACGTCTGAGGATGCCATATTTTATTCTATCTCTTCATCACTTATGTCTAATAGGATTTCGTCTGGTCTTTTATCTGTTTTCAATACTTTTTTAAACCAATCATCAATGTCTCTAGAGGTTCCATACCAAATCATATTCTCTGGAGGTCGTTTTTCTTGTGGCAATTCATTGAAAGAGTCTATTTGTGCTCTCTTTCTTATTACATAAGAAATTGTCCAAGGTAATTCGTCTGCGGGCGGCAGATTTTCGTGCAGCGGTAGCCCGCTGGTCTTAATTACAGACCATATAGCAGTTATTCCGTTGCTTCTGGCAATTTTTTTAGTATTTCTATTCCCATTTCTAACTTTTGATACTCTTCTTTTAGTCTTTCCTTTAGGGCAGGTCTGATATTATCATAAGTATCAAAGTTCTTAAATGCAGGAGTTTTAAATTTATCATCTTTAAATGTAGCTAAGAAAATAGACATGTCATAAAATTTATTATTCATTTCTTCTTGACATAGTTTATTTATAACTTCATTTTCATAAATTTTATATAACTCTTCTCTGTTCTTTCCTGCTAAATAATCTGAATCTATTTTTTTAAGTCTTTCAACTTCTTTATCTACACCAGCTTTAAATTCAGTAGCATAATTATCAACTTTTTCTTGATAATCTTCCCATTTTTCTAGTTCATCACCAGCAGGTTCTTTTGGTTCTGGAATATTTATATTCTTCATAGCAGATTGGTACATATCTGTAATTCTAAGAATTTCTATAGATTTCATAATTACGTCTGTTTCAACAAAATCTCCAGGTTCTGCCAAAAGAGATGTTCTTTCATCACTACCTTGTTCTTTTAAATTTTTTCTGAGTTCAGAAGAATTTCTATAGGCATATGCTCTAGCTCTACCCAAATCTGCATCTCCCAATAATCTCATATAAAATTTTACCTTGAAATTAGAATAAGCATCTTCGATTTCTACTTCCTTATTCCATTTAAAAAGTTCTGAAATATCAACATCATTCTTATCAACTTCTCTAATTTGTTCTTTCATTTTTCCACTCCTATAAAAAGAAAAGGAACTATACTAGATGTTACTCTATTATAGTCCCTTTTTAACCTTTTACTATAAATTTATTTGTTAGTTATTAAAATATGCCTGAGCCTTGGTAAATTATGATTTGCCCAGTAGTAGATTTGAAGTCAAACGTTTGTTGAGCGTTTTGGTTTACATTTGAAGTAAATCCTTCATTGGTTACTGAGATTGAAGGCATGTATAAAGTCTTCAAAATCTCATATGGTAAAGTTTTGTCTGCTGGATTTTGTAATTTAACAACCAATGAAATACCACTAGCTGTAAATTCTGATACACCAAACTCGGTTACACCAGAAGGATTAATTTGTCCAGTTGTCAACAGAGCAATTAGTTCTGTATCAGTATCTAATACAGTAATTGTTCCAGTAACTGCTGGAATTTGCATTTGATAACCAACCAACTCACGATTTCCCATTTCTTTTACTGCTTCAGGGTTGAACGTACCATTCATTGTTACTGATTGAACTCTTTCGATTCCACCAGCACCAATTACTACAGGAACATCCATACCTCTGATAGCGGCTGGCATTGTACTGTCTGTTGAGTCTACCCAAGCATTACCAGCCATGACAGCTTGGTAAATTGCGATACATTGACTTGTTCTGGTATCCCCAGTAGTAAGTGTGGTTGTAGAAATTGAGTACTCTCCTGTACCAGGTGTAGCTGCAACTTCTGTTAGGTAAACACCATCAAGAATTACTGATAATGCTTTATCACCACTCTTAAGAGTAACTGGTGTATAGGTTAGTGTGAATGAAGTAGTCCCAGTATCAAACTTTTGGGCTACAACATCATTCTTGAACCATCTTTTCTTAGTACCAATCAATGTATACTCTTCGGTTGATTCTCCATCTACCGTATAGGTAAATGTAAAATCTCTAACTACACAACGTCTAGCGTGTGCCATTTTTACATAGTCTTCAACTGTGTCGCTCTTGATGTTAACAATAACGTCTACATCCTTCAACTCGGTAATACTGACTCCACTTGCTGGATAAGAAGATGCTGTTGTTCCAGTTAGAACTGAGAACAATTTGATTCCTACATCCATAGCTTGGAAGGTAACAGTGATTGCAGGAATGTCTTCGACAGTTCCAGCATGTAATCTGTTACCAAGTTCATCAATATCTGTTGATGGTCTATCTGAGGTTACAGTTAATCTTTGTACTCTAGGGAATACTAACGCATCCTTTGGGCCTACAACTTTTAGCTCTACAGCCTTTGATGGAATTGCTATTCTTCTAGCCATTATAAAGACCTCCTAAATAATACTCTCGTATTCTGTTAAAAATTTTATGCTTGTTCTCCAATAAAGCCTTTCTACTAGTTCTGGAAAAACTCTATTGGGGGTAGCTACTAACGTACCTGGTTTCAATTCGAGTACCCCAATCATGGGGACTCCACTAGGAGGAAAACCTTGGTCATAGTCATAAACTGGAATATAATTTTCTACACTATCCATTAAGATGTATGTTATCTCATCTCTTTGGTTTTTATTAGCTCCAAAAACTTCTATATTCCATACTCTATTTCTAAGCCCATGTCTATTACCTAGTTCTAGCGGTTCCGTATATATATCATTATTTACAACTGATACCGAGGGAAGTACCAGTTCAGTATTGGGATAGTCATCTGTTACATGTATGGTAGGGTAGCCAGATAAAACTTCCCTTACATAATAGTATACACTTAAATTCTGTTTTATGTCTAAGTTCATTTTATCCTCGACCTTATTTTTCTTCTACCAATTAATTTAGTCTGAGTAAGAACAATCTTATAGTAACATTCATCTTCCAGACTTTTATAGCGGTTGAATACATCTCCAGGTTTAAATGATTCTGGATTTGCTAAAAACCTTGCCTGCGCTTCATCAAATAAGTTCTTTTCTTGTGTATCATAGAAATCTTGAACTTCTTCTTCCTCTGGAGTTACTTCTCCTTCTTCTTCTTGCTTGCGCTCATATACCTTTATATTTATATCTTCTTCTATTGCATAGGCAGATTTAGATAAAAAATTTGTTTGTGCAAAATTAGGAAATGCTCTTATATGGAAATAATTTCCATGTTCAATCCAGTACCAATAAGGTGCATAATCTTGCCATGCTTGAAATCTATAAGCAATTGTATCTTCATACATCTCTTCACTAGGCCAAACCTTATTTTTCCAGTATCTTGCTCTCTGTTCTGGACTACCCTTACCTAACTCCATTTCTTCTCTTGCATTTTCCACACCATCCCAAAATTCAGCTAAACTTCCAGCCACCCTTTCCATTACATCATAAACTCCATATGGGCCTCTCGTTATTATAGCAGTTAGTAAATCCATTATATTATATGAAATTGCATTTTCTAGATTATCAGAGAATTTTTCTAATCTATTATATTCTTTAGTTTTTTCTATAGCTACTCTTGTGTTTTCTAAAAATATATCTCGATAGTATTCACGATTCTCTTCTATTATTTCACGTTTAGCATTTATCTCGTTGTACTCAGTTTGTGTTCTTTCTTCTACTCTTTTCTCATATTTCAGAATATGTGCATATTCTTGTCTACCTTCTTTAGCTTTACGTGACAATCTTCCTATATCTTTAGAACCAAAATCTGTCATTTTATTTCATCACAAGACCTTCTATATCACCAAAAAGAATTCTTAGATAAGAACGAGTATAATCATTCATTCCATCTAGTATTACCTTTCGGATGTATTTGAATTCCTTGCTTCCTTTAGGAAACTGAAGTTCTACATCACTTAACATAATCGCAACAAACTTATCTTTTTTATTTTCAATCACGTTAAGGGCATCAACCATGTCTAAGCCCTGTATAATAATTTCTCCTGCCATGTTAACCTTCCTCTCTTTATCCCTCTTGTTCTTTGAGGGTAATCACCATTCTATTTATATCAGGAACACCTCTATAAGAGATATCATCCTGTAAATAAGTTTTCCCATCCACAATATAATGTGCTGCATGTTCAACTGCATATAAATTGTCAGGGGTGTATTTTATTTGTACAACTGCTTCTCCTCTTTCAATATACCCACCAGCTATTCTCCAAGGCAAATCAATTTCACCTATAGTTACATGAGCATTTACAACATAATCTGATGTCGTACTTGTCCAATATGTTCCACCACATACAGGGCAGAATGGATTGGTAGATAAATTTGAAACTGGATTTAAACTGCACGCTGCACATGCAATTCCAGATACTGTAACTAAAATAGTTATATCTCTTCCAATTGCATTTCTAATTTCATCAGTAATATATGCAGTATTACTAGGCCAAAAAATAGTCATTATTTTTCCTTTAACATTTTCTTAATTATTTTATCAAAGTCTTTATCTATAGATTGCCAAGTAAATCTTTCTTCTTGTGTAAGATTATAACCTTTTTGCCCTAATTCCTTTAGTTCTACACCATCATTATATTTCCAATCATAGTATGCCCATTCTAATGTACTTATCAATGCTCTTATATCTATTACCTGTCCCACTGTATTAACTCTATCAATCATCTGTAACATAATTGTAGGAATTAATTTAGCACTTCCTTCCCAAATTTCTTTGAGAGCAGAATGATTAGGTACAATTTGTGGCTTACCAGTAGCAGCATGTTCCCAGTTAACCAACCCCCAACCCTCTCCTAGTGATGTATTTATGCCTACATCAGCGGCATTATAGATAATATTAAGTTTTTCGTCTGTTACACTTGGAATTCTATTCTCCTGTGTAGATAAAACCAGTTTACTATCAAATCCATATCGTACAGCCAGCTCAGGTATATTAATTCCCATGTCTATTATCCCCATGTGCATATATAACTTTACATCTGGTTTGTTCCTTTGGAATTCTCTAAAAGCCCACATCGTTAAATCCATTCTTTTTCTAGGCTGATTTCTGTTTCCATTAAAGACCACAAAAGAATTAAGAAACTCCTCTGTTTTATCTTTTGGATATAACGTTTGTTTTGCGAAAGTAGAATTTATTGGGTAAAACGTCTTTGTAGAAATTCCATGAGGAATGATATGAATTTTTTCCTCTACTATATTAGGAGAACCTGTAGCTAAAACTACATCTTTTGCAAATTGTGTGTAAACACAGACTTCATTAACTAAATCAAAGTGTTCATAGAAACTTGGGCTATGCTCCATAGCATCCACTGGAAAATATGTTATAATAGGTGGAATTACCTTGAATTTGGCTTTCTTTATTTCTTGCAAGTACATTGAGATTGCCCACGGGTCATTTATGATAAATATAAAATCTGGTTTGATAGTATATATCAGGGGAATGACTCGCCCTATTCCATAAACATCTCCACCTATATTTGCGGGATAAATCTTATGCTTGTATTCGTGTGGGTCTCCAAAATAATTTATCCCTAACTGGTGAATTTCATATTGCTCTGGTAAATTATCAATAATAGAGTGTGCAACTCTAGCAAAACCTGTTGCGGCAACCGCATCAGCGATAAATAATCCTTTTATTTTATTCATAAAACCCTTCCTTCTTACTCGTTATCAGTATCTATAAATGTTTTATACTCGTCACCTTGCCCCATTTCAATTTGATTTCCTGTATATCCAGGCAAATGTCCTTTAACTGAGCCTACTAATTTTTTATTTGGTGAAGTTAATATTCTATTTAACTCATCCCAATCTTGTTTTAATGAATCTTGTTTACCTCTACTCCCCTCAATATTGGAAAAAGAAATTTCAGCATCTCTCCAAGAACCTACATTCCATGAAAAATTTTCTAGGCTTCCACTCTTTAGAATAATACATGCCATTAAGACAATAGGTTGTATATCTCTTCTTTGAATGGATGGAGAAACTCTATTGTTTATATCTACTTGGTACTTGTCATTCCACCAACGTTGTAATGCATCAATAGATGCTACCAAAGATAGATGTAACCACTCATCCATATACTTGTAGGGAGGAGTTAAATCTCCTAACTTTAATCTTAATCTTGGTATAAGGTAGTTTAAATCTGTAGCCATTATTGCTCGTATTTTTCTAACTCTAGTTGGGCAATCTTTTCTTCTAGATACTTGATAATCTTTTCTGATTTCTCCAGTTCTCTAGCTCTGTTTAGAATTCTAAGAGCTGGAGCAGTATCAGTAAATTTATCTGCCTTAGCTTTTAAGGTTGGGAATCTTCCTTCTAGAAGTTTATCAATTTCATCATCTGTTAACTGGTTAGGAGAAGGAGGTGGTGGTTCTGGTAATTTTTCCATCTTTACAATCCTGCCAGCATCTAGATGACTTTTGTTCATTCTTTCAAAAAACACTTGTTGTTTTGCATCCCAAAGTTCTATGTAAGAACCTATTCCGTCACCTTCAAGAAGAACCCCTTCTGGTTGTTCCGAAAAGGGGTTGAGCGCGACTACGTGCACCTTTCCTACAATAGTTTTTCTATATCTTGCAAGAGGTTCTGCCCCTGCCTGCATAGCTGAAAATACATTATAATCAGACATATTATTACTCCTTTTTAATTTTAAGTTTTAATGTTGTTCATCCCAATGTATTATACGGTGGCAATTTGCACAAACTATAATACATTTAGCCATTTCTTCAAGTAATTGTTTTTTACTTCTACCTTTTTCAGTAAGCCAACATACAGTTCTAGATTTATCATCATTGGGATGATGAAAATCTAAACATGGCAATCTAGTTTCTCCACATATTGTACATGGATGTGTACTCTTATAATCTGCAACAATCTTTCTATTACGAATTATTCTTTTTTGATATTTGAGAGTAGTATTAGCCATATGGTAAGGGGGAGAGGTTTACTCTCCCCCATATTCTATTTATTATACAGTTACATCATCCAACATATAAATCCCTTGAGCATTATCAATAATCATTCCGAATTGTTGATAAATTTCAATCATCCATTGTGGAGGAGTAGGATTCATATCTGACCATTGTTTTGATTTTACATCACCGTAGGTAATAAATTCACCCACACCTTCACCAACAACTAAAATAAAGTTGCTTGGATAAAGTGGTTTGTATGTATCAGGGCTGTCATAAACTTGGTCAATTGCTACGATAGGAACACCGTAGTATCTACCAATTTTACCAGTATTCAAAACTTCGTTGATTTTATCTTGTGATATCCCAACGTTTGTACCACCACCATCATCCCAAAATGCAGCGAACTTGGAAATAGGGGTAACTACTGAACGAAGACCAACGATGGCCTTTGCACCTGTAGTTGTTTGGTTAATTCTATTGATAGCTGCTTCTAGAGCAGTTGCATCAATAGCATGACCTACAGATACATAGTTGTCAGGGGTATTTGCACCAGACCAGATAGTCCCCAAAGCAGAGAAAATTTTATTGTAATAAAAATCTTTTAGCTTTGCAGCCATTTCTGATTTAATTTCTTGGAGAGTGCCAATTTCGCCACTTTCCATTTCCCATTCATTATAAGTAACTTTTACGTCAGCACCATCTAACACGAAATTGATTCTTTCTGATTGTGTAATTTCACCAGCTAGGTGAACTGCACCAGGAACCAAGGTTCTAACTCTGATGCCTTTTCTAACTTTCTTTACAAGGCTGTCGCCTGGTTTTAAGGCTCTCGTAGTCAAAAGATTTCCAACAAAATCTCCTGTTAAATGATTAGGCTGAACGTATTCCACGATAATTTGTGACAATGCCTCTCTTTGGTTTCTGTCTTTCACCATAGAAGCAATTGCTTCTTGAATTTGTTTTTCATCAGCCATAATAAGTACTCTCCTTTATGTTTATAGTGTTCTGAAGGTTAAGGAACCGTCATCAGAATTGAACCGCTCAACTATAGCGATAGCACCACCGCTTGCGTAAGCTAATTTACCAGCATTAGTTGTGTCATCATTGATATTTAATACTTCTAGTGGTGCACCTGCAGCCATAATATCGGCTGAGAATACAAACCCACCTGAAGGTACAGTGAAAACGCCTCTATCAAAGGCTAATGCTAAGTAACCCGAAGGGATTGTTACCCCGTTTTGATTTCCAGGGTAAGTCATGTAAATTGTAGAGGTGAATGGAACATTTCCTACTTGCTCAAAAGCACCTCGTCTTAGTGACCAATCATAGTGTGGGAATGGTACTAACATTTTAATGTTATCATCTACTTGAGAGTTATTTACAGGCCAAGTAACAATGTACTTAGCTTTTAAGGCTTCTGCATCAGTTCTTGGAAGTCTTACTCCCATTAAATCTTCTCTGCTCCCCCAAAGATGACTAGAACTTTGGCTGGTTAATTGAACCATTCTGCCTTCAACGATGTCGCCACACACTACAACACCGATAATATCTGTATATTTATTGATTTCCATAGTTACTATACTCCTTAGTTTTTATTTCTAAGATATTCGACCATATCTTTTGAGGTGATAGTTGTAGTCTCTTTACCACGAATTGCGGGAACACCTTTTGAAGTAATAGAAATTGACGCTTGGCCTTCTTCGGCGGGTTTAAAAGCAGCTACAAGTTCTTGAATAAAGAACTCAAGTTGTTCATCCGTCATTCCAGCAAGTGCCTCTTCCTTTTCAGTAAAGTATTCATCAGTAATATCAAGACCTGCATCTTTAAATTTATCTTTAATTGAAGCCAGCTTGGTTTTCTTTGCTTCTGCCTCTTCAATAGTTTGTTTGTAATTTGCTAATTCCTCATATTGAGGTTTTAACGCATCTAACTCTGTTTGAACAGTAGTCAAACTAGCTTGAAGTTCTGCAATTTGAGCCTCAAACTGTCCTTTTTGTTCATTCAAAAGTCTTTCATGTTCGGTTTTTTCAATCGTATCCATTGAATCTCCTTCTTTTTCGACTGAAGATAATGCTAGTGCAGTTGTTCTTCCTTGGTACGCAGGCATACCTACTATGGTTGCTGCGTTCATGGAGACATTTTTCAATGCTACACCTTCTTCTTCAACATCTTCGTCTGTATAAGTTAATTCCCAAGAAATATCAATACCTTTTCCCTCGGAGTATCTGTTTCTCAAGAATTCTACATCTTCATGTCTTTCTCTATCCCATAGAGCCGCTAATGCTTGGATTGAATTGCCTTCTGTTTTCAAATGTGTCATAACACCTAATGGAAATGTATCATCATGTCCTTCAGATACTTCTCCGTATGCCATTTTTAGGGGCATGAATAAGCCTGTTCTTAAAACATTAGCAAATTCTTCTCTAGGAATTCTCTGTTTATTAGCATTATGTTGGTCATCTGTCAACAAAAACTTCATCCAAGCAACGTTAGGGTTTAGAGAGATTGAAGCCGAAGCCGCCATCTCATCTATTTCTAACTTATCTATTAACAATTGTACATTAAACGCGTCAAACGTGACGGTTTTGGTTATATTTTTCATTCTTTTACCTCCAAATAAGCTATTGCATTAGTTAAAATCTCTATATTATCTTTTGCAAATCCTAACATAGAGTTACAACTATAACACAACAGTCCTCTTATTTCATTTGTAGTATGGTTATGGTCTATATATAATGCTTTTTTAAATTCATTCTGGTGTTTTCCACAAATAGCACAACAACCATTTTGTTTTTCAAACATTTCATTATATTGTTGAATGGTAATACCAAAAGTATATTTTAGCCTATCTTTTCTTTGCTGGTCTAAGAACCATTCTCTATGCTCTGTTCTATATTTTTTATTGTACTCTCTAGCCTTTTCATTAGTTCTTTTATAATCAGACTTTAATCTATTATTTCTTGAGCGTTTAGCCAACTCCAACATATGTTCTTTATGTTCAAGATAATATTTCTGGTAATATTCTTTTGTATTCATTATTGCTTACCATTGTCATTTCCAGGCGGTGCACCTGCTTTTGGCTTTGGTTTAGGTGCAGGTTTGGGTGCTGCTGGTTTTGTAGTTGGTTTTCCAGGTGCTCCTGGTACTACTGGAGGTGGTTCTCCTGCTGTTGGTAAATCTAGTCCCAACTCTTTCATCATTTCTTTTTCTTCTACCTTATGATTTAGTTCTTCTGATAAGTCAAATCCATAAGATTCAGCAAATGATTTTCTAGATAAGTTACCAGTATCATATAATTTAGATACACCTTCATAGAATAATCTCAATCCTAATAAGTTTATAGGTTTGAATTTTACTTCAGGTAGTTCTCCTTTAAGATTATTTTTTTCTTTTACTTCATAGAATACTTTATATATAATAGGGAAAAGTTCATCTCTCATTACATTCATTGTACTCTCTGGAGATAGTGTAGCTATCTCTGGGTCAGAAGTAAATGACCGTTCTGTTTCACCAGTGATTAGAATTCTAGGAAATCCTAATGCTAAGATTATATCTTTATTAACTGCATCATATTTCTTATCATTCAATAATGCTTCTACATCAGGAAATACCCATTTCAATTCTATAGTATGATTAGTAAATAATGTGAATACTCTTTCTACATCACTGGGACTAATTCCTTCTCTCCAATGAAACTTATCTTCCAAATCATCTAGAACATCTTGTTGGTCTTCAGTTAAAGGAAATTCATCACTTCCAGCTTTTACATGTAAGATAGCACTAATAACTCTAGATGCAATTGAATAGTCCATTCTTCTAAGATTTCTCTTATGTTTATAAGATTCCAATCCTGGGTATAAATAAGGGATTGGATATTCAGAATCAGCTAACATAGTTGATTTTACAATAAGAGGATTATCAAGTAGTATTTTTGTTTCCCCTTGTGTTATTTTAGCTACAAATTCTGGGTACAATTTTACAATTTCTTGATATAATGCAATATCTTTAGAACCATCATCGTATGTACCGCCCGTTTTCAAAAAGTTTATTACTTCATCAGGAACTATCAAGAAGTAAGATTCTTCATCAGTAATAAAAGGTCTTTTTATTACTATATCTTGTGCATTTCTTAACCACATACTGGTAGGATAAAGCAAATTATCTAGTCTTTGAATTCCCTTTTCTCTCAATTGTTTTCTATTTAAATTTGTTAAGGTTATTTCTGGAACTACTAATCCAGTAGTCAAGAACTCCAAAGCAGCCTTTCTTAAAAATCGTACAATGTCTTTCTTTAGAGATTCATATATCTGGTAATCAGTTTTGGGGATACTATTTTCTGGAACAATAATATCATTAATAGCTAGACTAACCATCTTTGTTACCACAGTAGTAGCAATAGGTTCATGTCTAAAGAAAAATCTACAATCCTTTACAATCTTAACAAAGGTGCTATGGTCTTCAAAGGAAAGTTTATCTACTTGATTGGAACCCCATACACCTACATCACTTGGGTAACTAGACTGTGGCATAAAAAATGTTGCTAATGCTGTCTTTGCTAGTCTATTACTTTTATTATTGTCCATAGTATTCTCCATGTTATTTTAAACTACCCATCTACTTTTAGCTAATCGTTTCTGTTCTTTAGAAAATAGCAATCCTATAACTAACATATAGTATGCCATCATAGCACATAACATAGCTGCTGTATTATGGTCTTCCCCTCGTTTACCACCTTTGGGAGTAAGAGTTTTATATACAACTTCTCCTGTAGGTGTTTTAGTATATGTCATTCTCTCAAGTTCTGTTATCAATTCAAAATCTGTTGAGGAATATATAATTTTATGTGTATTAGTATACTCTTGAAGTAATGATACACTATGAGGTTTGACTTTTACTTTTATTTCCTCTCCTTCTGAGTTTTCGCCTAGACTTATCCAAGCACCAAAGGAAACTGGAAATAATCTTTTAGCATAATTTTTATGAACATAGTTATCATCTTCCAATAGATGTTGTACTAATCCTTTTTCATTACCAACATCTACACCGATAACTTCTGGTCTTCCAAATTTAGTATCTAGATAGTCAATTATTTTTTCTTGAACTGGATATGCAACTTTATAAAAATTAATTCTAGCATGTTCTTTCATTATACCATTTTTCTCATAAAGTATCATGATTGAAGTGGGTTCCGTATATCCTAAGTCAATCCCCATTACTGCTAAATCATGTGGAGGAAGGGGTGGGATGAGTGCCATACGATTTATAATTTCTGTATAAGTATGGTCTATACCAGACATACTAAGTTTATAAGTAGCATATTCAGCTATATTCATTAATCTTCTATCAAATACTGCGAAGGTTGGAGAACCATGTCTCCCCAAAACAATGTGAATATAGTCTTCACTATCAGGCCCTCCATATTGTTTTATATTCTTCGCTTCATCTTCTTCTGTATATCTTGGATTTTCATGAGCAGATGTTCTATGATGAGAATATTCTTCCATAATCTCATCAGCTAAATAGATAACACAATTCTCTCTTAGTCCTGTAGGAACACCTGATACCCATAATTTGAATCCATCTGCCCATGTATTTAGAACAGGTTGTAATTCTAACCAAGTTCCCCAAGGATAGTATCCAGATTCATCCAAGATAATTATTGGTGTGTGAGTACCAATTACATTTGCACCTGTACCCGATTGTCCAGCAATTCTACATAACAATTGTGCATTATTCAACAATGTAATTGAATAACTAGACGAATTAATTCCTCGTTTTGGCTCTATAAAATTTTTTAGAAGTGTATTGCTTCTTAAATATTTTATTAGATTTGTAAATACAGGTTCTAAGTGAACCTTGTTTGGAACTGTATATAGGATATATTCATTTGGAAAGAAATTATTTACAAGTATCCATAAGATATAATCTGTTAGAGTTACAGTTTTACCTACTGCTCTACCACAACAGAGAGATACATAGTGGCTAAAGTCACATAAATATTCTTTCTGATAACCAGAATACTCAAATTTTTTAGTTGAATACGCTGGTGTATCCAGATTTCTATAGAACTCACCAAACAGAACTGGATGTTTTAAAATTTCGTATAGATGCCACTCTTCAGGAGTTATTTTCTCTTGTAATGCCATTTTCTTTCCCATCAAACGGTTCTGTAAATTTTTCCTTGCCTGGAATTCCACCCCATTTCAAAAAATATCTATATTTTGCTGCATCAAATTTACCATGGTGCATCTTTTGTTCAAGCATAGTAAAATTTTTCAAAGTAGCACTTCCAACATGTTTTACTTTACAACCATCTACTGATTTTATATCATATCCTTTTAATTTCATTCTATAATGATAATCATTATCTTCAAAGTAGGCATAAAAGGGGGATATGCCCTCATCAAAATGTCCTACATCTTCAAGTATCTTTCTAGGAAACTGTATTAGAGAGAAGGATGTTGAACCAATTGCAGGATAAACCGCAAAATTTTCGTCATAACCACTCATAAGTTTTTCAAGAGAATCTTCATAAAATTCTATATCATCATTACAAAAAATGATATGGTCTTTTACATTATCAATGAACCAGTTCCAACTTCTAGCTACTCCTAAATTATATTTTACTTTTGCTACAAAAACTTTATATCCAAATTCTTTGGGTACTGTATTCAAATCTAAATCCATTCCATTATCAATTATATAATAAGCTGTTGGTTTTAGTGTTCCAGCTTCTGCTGATTCCAAGCATTTTATTAATAAATCATATCTATTTAGTGTTGGTATACATAAATTAAATTCCATGTGCTTTAATCCTTTCCATTATTTCGTCTGTCTTATCCTCATACAAGGTTAAACAATTTTTATTGCATTGGTCTGTACAACAGTGGTCACATTCATCTATGGCATAGATACAGGTAAAATGTGTTGTATTTATTGCTGGTATACTACCATAAAAAGTTATGTATGGTATCTTTAATGCTCCTGCCAATGCCGATAGACCACTATCATACCCAATGTAAAGAGCTGCTTCGGACATCTTATCTAGCAACTGTGGCATTGGTAAATCTTCTAATATGTAATGAGAACTCCATATTTGTCCTGCTGATATTTTATTTGTACAATCTTTAAATCCATTATTTCTTAAATATACTACTGTATATCCACTCTCCATTAATCGTCTGGATAAGTTAGTAAGATATCTATAACCTCTTCTAGAAGGCCATCCTGCTTGGTCATTCATTATTACAAGTTTAGGAACAGTTTTTCTAGGTATATATAAATTAGGTTGGACATCTTCTCTATCTATCCATAGTCCTGTAATATCATAAAATACTCTTTGTGGATAATAAAATTTGTAAGTATCTACAGTATTAGCATTGAAATAACAATCTTTCCCTATATTTTCTTCTGTTACATATGGATTATTATTCCAAAATAATTCACTAAGTTTATTTCTTATTTTAGTTTTTTCACCAAAGATATGAAAATAAGCCTCTGGTATACCTGTCATAATTATATGGTCGCCAAGGGAACCCCAAAGACTTAGTATCATTGTCTAAGATAATTGTAGTAACAAAGCATTTCTTTAGTTATTATAAATCTATCTTTATGTTGATTATATAGAGTACTAAAAAAAGCACCATCGGCGCAGTAATTGAAATTTTCCCATTTTAAATCTCCTATTAAATCTCTTGGAATTAGAAATTGAGCAGTATCAATATGACATGGAACTATTCTATCTGGTTGAGGTATTAATCTTGGTATTCCGATTTTATGTACTTGGGAAAAGATTAACGCTTTATTAGAGTTTTGTAATATCTTAGTAGCACGAATAAACAAATTTGAGTGCACAATATTATCATCGTCTAAAAAGTAAACATATCTATCACAGTCTACATGGTCTAGTGCTACATTTCTTTGTGGATTCCCTGATAAACCTTTGTCATCACTTGGGTATGATATGTATTTTGTACAAAGACAATCTCCAGCCTCAAGTAGTGAATCTCCATCTTCAACTATAATCCAATCCCATTCAACATCTTTAGTTACACTTGCCATAATAGAATTGTGCATTAGTTTTATATTATATGGTCTTGTCAACGGTGTTATAAAGGTTACTTTCATAAATCTTTTATCCAAAAATTATTAAATATTATTCTATTAAGTTTTTTATATCCTTTATCTATTAG